CTATATAAGATGGTATGCGGGCAAGCCCGCAATGAAAAATTCGAAAATGAAATACCTTCAGAGGCTTGCACGTTTTATCAACTTATTACCTAACAGGTAATAAGACAGTCCCCACCGTGCGGGGAGCCATTGCAGATCTGATCATTAATATTATTTAATCCACACGCATGTGGCCTTAATGGCTGCAGTAGGCGTCTACTGTTTTATTTTGCTTATACTGTTCTGAATACCCTTTTTGACTAAAGGCGCTGAAACTGGTCCGAGATTATCATCATATTTAGACAGAACTATAACAGAATCATTCTCACTCTCGCGAGGAAGCAATGATTCTTTATATAAGCTAGAGAGTTAACCTCATCACGAGGGTATGAGTTTAATGACTTCTCAGGTCTAATGGTTAAGTTTAACGACTTTCCAGGTCAAAGGTGACTAATTAGCAGTCACTGGTCCCAACAGGGTATAAGTGGGAACATTCAAAAAGAAATGTAACCCAAAATCCGTACCTGCAGAACAATACATCCACACAGCCAAATTTTTAACTGTAGATGCATCTGTACCAGACGCTTGTAATTCTAAATTGAAGAAATCCCCAATAGACCCATCACCAAGAGCACCCTGCGTAAACGCACGAGGATTAGTCGTTTGAAAACGATAGGGTGTGTACATCGGACAAGTGACATTTAAACCTGCTTGGGTGATTTGATTCGTCAGTGCTTGGCCGCCTGCCCCTGAATTGGGTCCAAGAAAACCTTGGGCATTTGTCGATGCGCTTACTGAGGAAAAGGTCCACGGAATAGCACCAGCATTTGCAGACACATTTTGATTAGGCACACGAACAACTCGCACATGTTCCATATTGCGATTTCCTGTAGCATTGACGGTCCAATGTGTGGACCCACGATAACCCACAAAAGCAGGTGTTACGTACGACAATGGATGAACTTGTGCAAAATTAAAATTAAAATTGGAACCCGGTACTACAATGCCCTTCGCTGAGTGAATTCCGCTGGGATCGTAACCGTACATGGGAGGCATCTTACCAAAAATCAATTGCCATAACCAATAATCTTTTGTAACATTGTTTGCTGGAGTCTCTACGTGCGATAAGGTTTGCCTACGTAGCAATTGACGCAGGGATGTAACTGATTCACCGAAATTAATTAAGTACTGTTCTTCAACTGGTATAGCAATACCAGTACCGACAATACTTTTCAATGGATCATTCGCCGCGTTAGCCGCTGCAATTGTATCGCTCTGAACAGCAAATGTGGACCAATTGCGATTAAGCGAAATGGGATTCGCAAATTCCAAATTATCCGCACCCCTCACGAACACCAAAACTTGAACTGTAGACGAAGAAATTGGCGCTGTTAGGATATTATGGACCCTAACTGTAATGGTCCCATTGTGAAATGTAGGAAAATACCCAAAAGTGGGTGTAGTACTTGTAGTCCACAAGGGTCCAGAATTCGAAATATCAGTATTGTAGAGGAAGGGTAGTGCTTGTTGATATGGGATGCGAATTTCTGCCTCATTAGTATCTGCCAAATCTATAATCTCAGTGAAGATTACATTAGAAGATACAGCATCAGAAATCAAGTTTTCAGAGGCATAACCAGCAGGGTCAAACGATATACGCACACGTCCCTTATGAAACGGAGAAGCTACAATCTTAAAACGAAAAATCATATCACCACGCCAATTGTTAAACAAGTTGGAAAGCCAACACATAGGTGTTTGATAATATTTAGGTGCACCACCTGTAAGATCATAATCAAACATCGCGGGTGAAACCAAAGACGTGAAAAGAATAGTATCAATTGGTTGAGCAGTTGTCCAAGATGTCTGAGTCAGATAAGATTCATGTTGCACTAAATGCGGAATTGTGAGTTCATCATCATCACCCAGACCAACAGCAGCTCCAGATACTGCCAGCTCATTTTTACTGTCGAGTGTTAATTTTTCAAAGGGGTAACCTATCTCAGTTGAAGCCATCTTTGGGAATGGTTCCGATCGATACGGAGAGGTATCTTCAATAACGGGTACATTCGTGAAACCGAACAATTTGGCAACCGAAGAAACTGCAGAAGCACCAATTTGTGTAGCAGTGGCATAACCTGATAAACCAGGAATTGACTTGAGTCGATTTGCTACAGACCCTACCGCACTAGCTACACGAGAGACAGGACCAACCCCATATTCGTCTGATTGAACGGCCAATCCAACAGATGGACCAGAGAGTTTCAGATCTTCGGCCCAAGCGTAAATTGTCACGCTAACACCATTTCCAGTTGCTCCATTTGCAGATTGCAACGTGGTGTAATTGATAAGTCGTAAAACGCCCATATCAGTCATGTCACTAGCAGACTGTGCATTTATCCAATTTTTGTGATAAAAGAAAGGACATGTTATGGTACCACCTTCCTGACTTTGAGGATTTAACCATATTCCAGGCTGCTGCGAATAGGAAATCAGAACTTGATTAGCCGCTGAAGACTGAATAGTAGATGGTGTAAAGTTTTGCAATGGTTGATAAAAAGCACCCATAGAACCATAATAAAATGGTGACGCATTAATCATAATTTTAATCTTAAGCTTACATTGAATGAAAGCAAAATTGTTCAATTTATAACGCACCCTCACATCCGTGAAAAATAAATTCCAGGGATTGTAAACGTGTTGTGTGTTCACAGCGTCTGATTCATTCCAAGTAAAATTCGCAATGCGAACGGGGCGTGAGAGAAATCTCTCTAGCTCCATATCGCGTGTTTGATCGTTACTAAAAGTGCGATCAATCGTGGTATCAACTCCTCCCATCTGTCCCATCGCAGAATCACTAAAAGTAATATTCTGTTCAGTCGTAGTTAGGACAGGTGTAGTTTCAGACGTAGGTAGGACATCTGCCTGAACCTGTTGCAGTCCACATACATTATCACACTGAACATTACAATGATTACAACAAGTGACTTCTTCAGCCACTTGGAGAGGGTGATCATAAGTATGATTACCAAAATACAATTGACGTGCGCGCTCTTCAGC